GAAAAAGTGTTAGCATCAGCACAAGAACCCGACACAGAACCCACACCAACCGAAGTCGAGGAGACAGAAACCGTGGACGCAGTACAGCCCGAAGCAGTCGTAGAGGCCGCTACACCAACCGCACCAATTCCCGCACAGCCAAAGCGCAAGTTTGCACTTCCCACACCGGGCGAGTACATGGCCGCTATGCACATTGGCGGCACAACTTTCGCAAACGTAAACGCAGCAGTGCGTGACTTCGTTGCGTCAAAGCAGACAGCACTCCAAGCAGCTGCAGGTGACGTACTCACCACAGACACACCCGGTCTTTTGCCTGTGCCAGTTCTTGGCCCAGTGTTTGACGATCTCAACTACATCCGCCCAGTAGTCGCAGCAGTTGGCGCTCGCGCCATGCCAGACGGTGGACAATCCAAGACTTGGATACGCCCAACATGGACAACTCACACAAGCGTTGGTGCACAGTCACCAGAACTTAGCGGCGTATCTGCAACCACTCCAGTGATTGCTAGCAACGTAGTCACCAAGACCACATTAGCTGGACAAGTAACCTTGTCAGTACAAGATGTCGATTTCACTTCACCGGCGGCGCTCGAAATTATCCTCAGAGACCTCGCAGGGCAATACATGCTTCAGTCGGACGCTGTGGCTTGTAACGCAATTACCGCAGGCGGAACTGCATCAGGTTCTACTTGGACAGTGACCGCAAACGACCCAAGCACACTTATCGCAGCGATTTACGATGCCGCTACCGACATTTTGCAGGCCACTAACTTCCTGCCTGACCATCTTTTCGTCAGCACCGACGTTTGGAAAAAATTGGGCAGTCAACTCGACGCAGATGACAGACCAGTTTTCCCCTACACTGCGGCAGCTGGTCTCATGGGCGTAAACGCAATGGGCACAGCAAACGTGACACAAATGAACACGTTTAACCCATTCGGTCTTAACCTTGTGGTAGATCGTGCATTCGCTGCTAACACCATGACCGTAGCCCGTGGCTCTGCTATTGAGTTTTACGAGCAAGTGCGTGGCATTATGAGTGTGGAAGTTCCAAGCACACTGGGTCGCACATTCTCCTACTACGGATACGTCTCAACCTTCATTGCAGACGGCGACCAAGTTAAAGAAATCGCAATCGCCTAATTCCGAAAGGCGGGTACCGTCATGGCGGTATTTAACATTACCTCGCGTATGCGTTTGGATGACTACTCAGTTGTCCAGACGCTTACGAACACCGACATAAGCCCCGGTCAAAGCATTACAATTGCTGGGCTAGGTGACGGTTTTGACGGCACTTTTCTAGTGTTGGCTTGCCCACAGTACGAGTACGTTGGTACCGAAACTGACGGCTCGCTTATCTTTGATGAGACAGTGCCACGGCCCAACCAAGTGTTGTTTTATGACGCTGGCACAGATTTTGAGTATGACGCAGAGGTGCTAGGCACGCTCACATGGACATTGACGTGCACATGGATTACCAACACGCAGATATCTAACTATCTAGACATTCCTTTGACTAGCACCAATGCAGCGGCCTTGCTCGTGCAGTGCGCCGCAGCTGCTAACGCTTTTGCGTATCGTAGGCGTTACGAGGCTGGTTACCTGCAGGACAGTCTTACGACTAGCCCCGGCGGGGACGTGACGCTGGGGACGATTATGATTGGCGCTGCGTACTTCCGACAGCAAGGCTCTTACACGGCGTTGGCATCGTTTGACGGTATGGGTAGCCCACCCGCTAACGGCATTACGCCTATGGTGTTGCAACTATTGGGCATTAACCGCCCGCAGGTTGCCTAATGGCTTTACCATACAACGACCTCTTTAACGAGGCTTTAGACGACCTCTCAGCCACGCTCAAGACCATTACAGGCTTACCCGTGGCGATAGACCCCCGCCAGATAACTACGTCTTGTGTGTTTATTGACGCGCCATCTTTTGACGCGTGGAACTACAACATTGTGCGTATGGATTTCCCCGTGAAAATAATCGGTTCGGGCCCCGGCAACCTTGACGCCTTGCGTGATCTATTGCAGATTGCGTCCAAGCTTCTCGCCAAGAATGTCGCCGTGAAGTCGGGTAACCCTACGGCGGTGTCTATTGGTGGCGCGGATTATCCCGCTTATGACATTGTTATTTCTGTCCAAGCCCAAACAGCGTAAGGAAACCATGTACAAGATTGTTAGCCCCCGCATCGGAACCCCCGGCGATGAGTTTGTGCCTGTGGCGGGCGTAAACCTAGACGCGCTTATCGCTGGCGGTTTTATTATCGAAGTCGGAAAACCCAAAACAGCAAAACCTAAAGGTGATAACATCACCACAGACAAGGAGTCGGAAAAATGACAACCACATACCTCTCAAACCCAGTAGTAACCGTTAACAGCGTGGTACTTACTGACCAGTGCACCGCCGCCACTGTCACACACCGTTTTGACCAGTTGGAAGCCACCGCGTTTGGTGATACAGATCGCAAGTACGTTAAGGGCTTAGGTAACCACGAAATAACTTTGTCGCTTTACATGTCTTACGCATCGTCCGAAACTTACGCCACATTAAGCAGCTTGGTTGGCACAACCACCACGTTGCGCGTACAGCCAACATCGGGCGCAGACTCGGCAACGAACCCCGGATTTATTCTCACTGGTGCGTTCCTCGCAGAACTTCCAGTAATTAACGCCACTATGGGCGAACTTTCTACCGTAGACGTTACTTTCACTGGTGGCGTGTACACCGTAGACACAACCGCACCGTAAACCGCTCATACTCTGAGCCCGACTAAGGAGACAACATGAAACTAACCCTTGCAGTAGACCTAGGGGACGGCCCCGTACAGGTGGCAACTAACCTTTATGTCATTGTGCAGTACGAACGCAAGTACAAACGCAAAGCCTCAGAAATGGCATCCAGTATTGGCTATGAGGATTTGCTATTTCTTGCGTACGAGTCCTGCAAGGTTCACGGCGTTACAGTGCCCGTAGTCTTTGACGACTTCATTAAACGCGCCGTGTCCATTGAGGTAGTGGAACAAGAGGCAGACGAAAACCCTACCCAAGGGCCACTTACCGATACGCATTAGCAGCTTTGCTACTTCGCACAGGGTATTGGCCCAATGGGATAGACTTCGACATTAAAGACCTGCATACGGTTGATGCGATAGTCAAGGAACAAAACAAAAATGCCCGTTAATAACACCATAGAAGTTGCAGGTGTTAAGGACGCGCTACGCGAGTTAAACAACTTAGACAAGAAACTGCGCCGCCAAATTACAAAGGATTACAACGTCATAGTTTCGCCTATTGTCAATGATGCTAAAGGGCTCGTACCGAAAGAAGCGCCGTTGTCGGGTTTTAACCGGTCGTGGACACCACAAGGCGCGTCTAGCCCTGTCTTACCGTTTGGTGCTACTAGCGCACCGCGCGAGCCTCAGGTGCGCCCACGCTGGCAACAGTCCGCACAGGGCCGTAGATCCATGGGCAACTGGCTTAAATGGAACGCAGGCATAAAGGCTTATATTTCAGGCAAACGACCTAAAGAGTTTAATGGCTACACCAAAAACCTCGCTACGTTTGGTGTGCGGTGGCAAGGCCCTGCGGCGGTTTTATTTGATACTTCCAACACTGCCCGCAGCGAGCAAGGCCGTCAAATGGTTGCAGCTCTTAATTCGAAGTTTGGCAAACCGTCTCGCTCTATGTGGCGAGCGTATGAACGACAGGATGAAAAAGTGCAACGCGAAATGCGCAAGTTAGTCAATGACATTATGGAAGCCGTAGATCGAAAGACAAGGATTTAGTCGTGGCTATTAACATTCCAATTATTACCGACTTTGACGGTAAGGGCATTCAGCGAGCCCGTAAAGAGTTTGACCAGTTAGAAGGCGCTGGCGCTAAGGCTGGCTTCGTTCTGAAAAAAGCGATGCTTCCCGCTACTGCTGCTATTGGTGCTTTAGGTGTTGCATTATTTGACGCCGCTAAAGGCGCTATCGCTGATGAGGCCGCCAGTGCAGAACTGGCCAGATCGTTAAAACAAACCACAGGCGCAACCGATGCAGTTATTGAGTCCACGGAAAACTGGATAACCCAACAGGGCAAACTTTTAGGCATTGCCGACGATGAACTACGACCCGTTCTCAGCAAACTTGCGCGCGCTACTGGTGACGTAACCAGCGCACAGGAATTAGCCACTCAAGCTATGGACATAGCCGCAGCCACCGGAAAGCCGCTCTCTGTCGTCACAGACAGCCTCACACGGGCGCTGGGGGGCAACATGACCGCGCTTGGGAAACTAGCGCCAGAGTTCCGCGAGATGGTCAAAGAAGGCGCACCCTTTGAGGACATCATGGCTGAGATTGCTAAAACCATGGGCGGTGCCGCTACCACAGCTGCGAACACTGCCGAAGGGCAATTTAAGCGTTTAGGGCTCGCATTGTCGGAGACTAAAGAGTCTATTGGTGCTGCACTTTTACCTGCAATCGAGGCGGTGCTACCCGTCCTGCAAAAGTTTGCGCAATGGGCCCAAGACAACCCAAACACGTTCTTAATCATTGCGGGCGCACTGGGCGCTATTGCGCTATCCATTATGGCTATTAACGTGGCTATGGCACTTAACCCGATAAGCCTTATCGTTATTGGCGTTATTGCGCTTATTGCGGCTCTTGCCATTGCCTATAAAAAGTTTGAGGGTTTCCGCAACATTGTTGATGCAGTTTTTGGTGGCATCAAATGGTGGATTAACAACGTCACTATCCCTAGTTTTAGGTTGATGCTTGACGTAGTAAAGACAATATTTAACGGCATTGCAAAATTGTGGAATAACACTTTTGGCAAATTGTCTTTTAAGGTGCCGAGTTGGGTTCCGGGTATTGGCGGTAACGGTTTTGACATTCCCGATATTCCGATGTTGGCTGCTGGTGGCATTGTCACTGGGCCTACTCTGGCGATGATTGGTGAGGCTGGGCCTGAAGCGGTTATCCCGCTTGATCGTATGGGTTCTATGGGCGGCAACAATGTCACTATTAACGTGCAGGGGGCAGACCCTAACGCCGTGGTAGACGCTCTGCGTACCTATATGTTCCGTAACGGTTCTGTACCCATTCGAGTGTCCTAATGCAAGTCACTTGGTCTGTCGTTATTACCGGCAACACGATTAACAATGTGCAGACGGTAAACATTGATTTAGGTCGCCAAAACCTACAAGACCCATTTAGGGCTGGCACTGCCACTATTACAGGCAGAAACATAGACGCCTTACCGACCATTCTTATTGGCAACTCGGTAACACTGACAGCAGACGGTGACGGCACAGGGGATTATATTATGTTCCGAGGGCGTGTCTCCGATGTTGCTTTCCAGTATGGAATGGTGGCTAATGAGGACACTTGGACTATTACTGCTGAGGACGCTTTGGGTGGCGCTGGGCGGCAAGTAACTACCGAAGGGTGGCCTTCTAATTACACCACTTACGAAGCTGCCGAAGAGTTTGTAAATGAAACCGAAATAGAAATTGACAGCGTTTCGCCAAGCCTCGCAGGTAGTTCTATTGTGTCGCCTCAAAGCATTGAGAACGGCAACGTCTTAGAAGTGTTACAACAGTTAATCCAAACCGAACAGGGCCGTATTTTTGGGCTTTCTTTTGACTCAATCCGCTGGGTAGGGCGTGACGAATTAGGATATGTTGCCAGTTACGAGTTGACTGACGGCAGTGTCACGCCCACTTTGCCTACTACTAGTTATGACGTGCTGAACTTTCGTGCGTTTGCCGACAACGTGGCTAACCGTGTCGTTGTTGAGCCTGACGGTTTAGCGTCTCAATCATCCGGCTCAGGATCAAAAACTTTTACTTTAAAGTCTTACGATGTTTCGACAAGTCAAGCAGGAAACCTAGCCTCCTATGTTCGCTCTACGCTAGATCAAACCGCTGACGTGCCCTTTAGTGTATCTACCCGTAGTTCCATGCAGTCAAACAATGACCTTTTAGGCATGACAGCGCAAGGGTTTTATAACTTGCTCAGGTTGCCTATCGTGTTGCGTGGCGTTACTTACCAGTGTTTAATTGAGGGCGTGCAGATTAGTAGTACACCGTCGGACACTCGGTTTACTTTTACCTTGTCGGCTGCTGCAAGCCAAGCGTTTTTTATTTTGGATGACAATTTTTATGGGCGTTTGCAGGATAATGGCCCACCGGCTTTTAATAACAAGTTAGGATTTTAGTTATGCCAGTACCAGATTTTTCGCCGGGTGAGGTGCTTACCGCTGCCGCTATGGACTCGATTGGTTTGTGGCTTGTCAAAACTCAGGCGGTAGGCACAGCCGTTGCTAGCGTTGAGGTCACTGGGGCGTTTAGCTCCGACTATGACAATTACCGCATTACTTGGACAGGCGGCACCCTAGGCGGTACTGAAAATATGCGTATGATTTTGGGCGCTACTGCAACTGGTTACTATTCGCAAACGATATATCAAACTTATGCTTCAAATGTGGCTCCATTTGCAAACGCGCCCGATAATAACGCTGTTCGTTGGACATTAGTAGGCGTGGGCACTACCGCTTTTGCAAGCGTTAGAATGGACTTGTTTAACCCGAATAGGACTACAAGAACGCTCATGTCCGCACAATACGCTTCTAATACGGCGGCGGGAGCAAGTAACGGTTTTCTTGACAATGCCACTGCTTACACGTCTTTTACGTTGTCACCCGCAGCGGGCACAATGACAGGCGGAACTGTCCGCGTTTACGGCTACAGAAACTAGAACCATGAGCAAACCGCTAATTCAAATAGACGACCTAATTCGTGAAATGACAGACGAGGAGTACGCCCAGTATGAAGCGAGCATTACTAACACTGAGCCTCTTGATAACGCTGACTAGTTGCGCTGATCGCACCCGCGAAAACTGTGACACCACCAAAGCAGACGGCCTACTAGAAAGAAGATGCCAATGAAACCCGAAAACCGCTTATCCAATGAGGAAATAAAAGCCCGCCTAATTCTTATTGTGGGCATAGCACTTTCGTTTTCATTCGTAGCCGCCATAGTCTCACTGATTTACGGTTTGCTATTCGTGGTGCAACCAGTCGAGCAGGCACCCAATGACGCTGAGGCGTGGGCAGTTCTGTCCCCGATGCTTATGACCCTTGCCGGTGGCTTGATTGGTTTGCTGGCTGGCAACGGCCTTAAAGACAAGCCGAAAGACCCGCCAAGTGCCCCGTAAATACACAGGCAACACAGACGGCAACTTCGGTTCGGTTCGTCCCGGCACCACACTGCTGCTGAAGTTGTGCGGTAAATGGTTTGGGGCCACCAACCTCGGCACCTACTCAAACCGCCGTATGAACAACGCCAAAGCGAAAGCAGACCCCACAAACCCCGCTTACCTTTCAGTGCATGCCAGCGGACGCGCTGTAGACCTCGCCTACAAAGACCGCGCCAAAGGCTTAGAAATGTGGAACTTTCTGATAGCCAACACTGAGCGTCTACAGATAGAAGAAATACACGACTACTCGTATCGTTGGCCTAAACAAGACCCCGCCGATAAAACCTCATGGGGGGCTGGCTACCGTTGCTCACGTGGTGAGGGCTTGGCAGGCGTAAAGATTTACGACGCTAAAAACAACGCTGGGACACCGGGCGGGAAATGGCTACACGTAGAACTGTCGCCCTATATGGCAGACAACCCTGAAGCGTTTAGAGCTGCGTGGATTGACGCACGCCGAGCCTCTGGGCTAAAGTAATTCTGATTCCTATGCGTGATTAAGTTCAACCGGGGATGAGACATGACGGCCCTAGCATCGCTTCCCTATCGGCGGTGCTGGGGTTGTGTCGTCTAATGACTTGACACGCCCCACTCGATTGCTAAGGTGGATAACAGGCCACCCGACACGGCCCAGATAGGAACCCTAATTATGAGCATTCAGCCGTCACTATTTGACGTACCCGCAGCCATTGAGGCTAGGAACCAAGCCATAGAGCAGGTAGAACACAACGCAGACTCCACGTGGAAATTGCATTGTAAAGCTGCTATTCGTTGGCTAGCCAAAACACGCCCAGAGTTCACCACCGATGACGTGTGGGAACTAATGAACCAACGCCTGAACCCGATGCCTCACGAACCTCGCGCTATTGGTGCGATGATGACTAACGCCGCTAAGGAAGGTTGGATTGCGCCCACT